GCCAAAATCTTCTTTAGTTCAAAAGAAGAATTCTGTGCATTTCGTTGACTCCGTGGATATTGAAGCTGCTATTGCTCCCTTCACTCGTACAACCAACGTTCCGAATCAGACTGTCGCGAAGACAGGTAAAACGAACGAATATGTTGTGGGTCGTGTAAAGCAGACTACAGTAACGATATCTAACGGGCCATTGATAGAGGGCTCTCTTCCCGCGGCTGATTTGCTATCAGTCGAGGAAAAGTCAAAGCTTGATGATTCTCTATCGGTACTACTTGAGTACCTTGCTTTGTTTGGATTTAATGCCTCCGGTTTTAACCGTGAGTCCACTTTGTTGCACTGGCAATTATGCTCAGCGCGATGTGGTTGGATTAAATTCCTTAAATATAAGTTGTCAGCGTTTTTCTCTGCGTTTCTTCATGACGAATTGCCTCCAGCTCCCTTCACAGGAGTTGAGGACAATCCGCTTCATCTGGTCGGTGGTCGAGCTGGACGTTTTATATCTTCGAGACTGAAAGGTCCCGGTGGTATGGAATTTGCCCTCGGCATACTCTTCTTAAAGAAGGGGTTACCTCGGCCAGGTAAGGATGCACTTGATAAAGCGCTGAAATCCACAAAGCAAATACTTACGACAGACCATCCTGTTCCTATATCTCAAGTTCCTTTAGTCGTACAAAACGACTGGTCAGTTTCTACTAGACCATGTGAGCTTTCAGATTTAGAGGATGAAGTCCGTCGGACTGTTCGTGAAGTGTTTAGAAATAAGCAATTTACGGAAGAACATCTCTACAAACCGTATGTACCTAGTATTCGTGCAAACTATACTAGCTCTCGATCCAAGTTAGGAACTCTTGGTGATTTGGTTAACCTTGGCGCCATTTTTGACGTTTTTGGGGTACCTGGAGAGGCAGTGATTAACACTGCAGATTTTTACGGAAATGTGTTTGAGTATGTTACAGGAAGTGGTGACGATGATTGGATCGAAGATGAAACAATGCCACACTACCGTGTTAGAGAATCTTTCACGGAAGATCTGAAAGCGAGATATAAATTGCTTTATCAGATTGTGCGGCACCATGCGGCAGACGAATTATGTGATACTACTTTAGTAGCTCTTGCTAAGGCTCTAAAGGTGCGAGTGATCTCTAAAGGACCACCCCTTAAGTACTTTTGTCTGAAACCCATACAGAAATTTATGCATTCCATCATGAGAAAGCAACGTGTGTTTACTTTAATAGGTGAACCCGTAACCGCTGAGTTTTTAGAATCAGTGTTTACTGGAGTTGACGGCAAGTTTTTGTCAGTCGATTACATGTCAGCGACCGATCTTCTTAACCCAAGATTGAGTTTGGCCGCTGTTGATGAGATTTGTAAAATTACTGGAATTCCCGACGACCTCTCTGTGATGTTTCGTGATGCTCTTTGTGGGCACACGATTGAGGGTTCACCACAGAAGTGGGGTCAGTTGATGGGATCAATAGTCAGTTTTCCGATATTATGTTTAGTTAACGCGGCAATTTGTCGTCGTGCATATGAACTAGGTGAACAATTACCATGGGGAGTTTCTCTCCAGGATTGTCCACTTTTAGTGAATGGTGACGATGGCCTCTTGCGCTGTGGTTTACGAACTAAAGAATATTGGGCGGATTTGGCGGCACTTGGTGGTTTGACCCCCAGTGTCGGTAAGGTCTATTTCCATGAAACGTATTTAAATATTAATAGTACGTCTTATTCCATGGATGAGTCTGGATGCGTTCATCACCCCTATGTTAATATGGGTTTGGTGAAAGGCATGACTCGCTCTGAAGGTAAAATGCAGGCGAACAATGTTACTGAGAATCAAGATTCTTTTGGAACAATTGGTTCGCGCCATCATGAGTTAATGAAAGGCTGTCCGGATTCTATCCGGTTATCCGTCCACAAAATGTTTATTAGAGAAAACTATGAACTGTTGAAGTCCATAAAGGTTCCTTGGTATGTTCCTGAATCGATGGGGGGGGTTGGTCTGATGCCATTTACGGTAACATCAGGCGAAGATATTGATGATTTTAAGATCTCCTATCTAGAAATAGATGGTGTCCGTTATGGACCTAGTGATCTCGACCTTAAGTGTTGTCGAATTATCAGCAATAAGTACGCTAATGTTTCTGTGAGAAAGCTCCCGACCTCTCAGCCGGTTCAAGCACGTCAAGTATGGTACACGAAGAAAGGATTTGATATCCCTTCGTTACATGTTGTTGGCGCGGTCAATTCAACTTTGTCCGCGTGTGCAGATAGTCAGTCCGATGTGTTTTCCTTTATGGATCTATCGACTTTCTATTTCTGCCCATCTTTAGTTATGTCAGTGCAGCAGCAAAAGCTCAATGCACTTCGACAGAACGAACGAGCTTGGGAGTCACTTACAAAGGTCGCGTTAAAGATGTCGGGTTTACCCGGCTTCGATTATCTGCGGACTCAGCGAGTGTACAAGCCTGCGTTTTTCACAATGTGATGTTTGTGATACGCAGTGACGGTTATGGG